GCCGTGCATTGTGTGAGCATTACCACCACCATCATTGTAAGAGGCATCAGCCTCTGCGTGAAGATTAGCATCTCTGTAATCTCTACCAATAGCCATATGACGCACTACTGCGCCAGCGCTATGGTCTTGCGCTGAGGAACCGTCTATACCACGGGTTATTGTAAATGTGTTTGTAGAGACAGCGGTAGCATCTACAATTTCTTCTAACGCTGTATCAACATCAATTACTAATGTAAAGGTTCTGCCTGCTGGGATAGTGACACCACCAAGCAAGGCTGTACCAGATACCACTGTCATTGCAGTAGCACCAGATGTAATAGCACCAGTCAGCGTAGACTGCTGGCTGCGGGATGAGTATTGCCGTGTTGTCATTTAGGTTCCTATCGGGCGCTGTAATGAACTCGTGGGGGATATTGGTTCTGTTGCTTACTGCGTTCTTCATTTAGACGCTGTGTATACAAAGCAAATAGTTGACGCACTGCTGTATTGCTTGCGCCAAATGGACGCTTGGCATCAATCTCATCAGCCTGTGGGCTGTATTGAGCAGCACGGGCTGGGTCTAGGTATTGCAATAATCTATAAGCAGCACCAAGAATTACTACATCCTTTGTGCTAGTGGGTAACCCAGTCTGCGTTGCGTAGTCCTGGTTAGTAGCAGTAAATACTGATGGGCTAGTTGCATACATAACCTTTACGGTTCTACCAGCAATAATCACATCCCCAATAGTTATTGTCTGGCTATTAGTGCCCCAAGTAGTTACATCTGCAAACGGGTCAAAGTCCCAACGCTTAACCCTAATCCACTCTTTAGTAGGACCAATGTCCTGCCAAGATACTGACAAGATATTCTCAATAGCCAAATCTTGAAATTCATAGGTAGTAATAGCGGCGTTGTATGTAAAGGTAGTCTGCTTAGTAGCAAAGACTGCACTACCAACTGCGTGGATAGTGTCGTTAATAGCCTTAGTAATGCTAGCCCTAGGAAAGATTGGGCTGACAGTTACCTTGGCATCTACCGCGTGAGTACTAGCAGTAGTGCCAAGATAACCCCGTCCGTAAGGAGAAACAGTTGCAGTATTGGCTACACGGTCTACGCTATCAATCCACAACAACTCATCATCAATCTCTATAACACCTTTGCCTAAGTCTTGGGTAGAAGCAAGGCTAAGAACTAGCGGTGATGAACTAGGAGAAGTAGTTGTAGTGACAGCAGCCGTTAAATAAGTGGAGCGGTCTTGCTGATAGGTGTAGCCAGATAGGTTTATCTGGACTTCATCCATCATCTGAGCAAGGGTATATGTCATAGGTCTATGCTCCTTAGAGCGTCAGTTGGGGATAATCCTGTAGTTCCAGCCAATTCATTACAAATACCGCCCATAGCCTTATAGTCAACTGGCTGGCGGTTAGCATCTGCTTTCTTATTTAATGCAGCAATTAAGGCTAGCCCAGTAGTTTCTGCGTAAGCATTAGCAGCAGCAGTTGGTGCCTTATAGTTAGCAATAGTTGGATATGTCCCACCGTTAGCCAAGCGATTTAGTTCGCTGGTAAATGAACTACCTGCTGTGCCTGTTGCCATTACTTACCCTTCTTCCTTAGTACTGCAGCGTTGTCAACTAGATTCGGATACTTCCGTCCCGCAGCCTTTGCACGTTTCCGTGCAGCAGCCTTCTGTGCAGAAGTCAGTTTGGTAGATGTACGCTTTGGATTCTTCTTGTCCCAAAATGCTTTGCCTTTCTTTTTCACCATTTCACCTTATCTGCCCAGTAAGCAGCAGACATCTTTCCTTTGGCAATGTTCTTGCTATGACGTGCTTTAAAAGATTTACGTTTCTTCTTCATTCTGTCTGACTCACCAGCCTTCGGCTTGCCCGCAGTCTTAGCCCCTTGCTCACCGAATCGGATTGTCTTTACCTGGTCTCCCGACTTAGCAACAACTACGTGTGATTTAGTTGGATGGTTTGGTGTCCGCTTAGGTTTGTTAAAGCCAGATACGCCAGCCCTCTTAAGCCTTGGGTCCGCTTTGCTTGCCATATTCCCCATACTTTCCTAGTACTGCTCTTACTGTTCCATTCTTGTTTAACCGCACCACTAGACCATTCTTAATCTGAACAGAATTAAATCCGCGGTGCGGTTTGTATTTGCCTGATGACATTACTTTGTTTGCCAGTTCATTCCAGCACCCATAGCGCCACGTGCGCCACCTGCAAGACCACCAATTCTAGTACTACCTGTAGTTGGTTTCATTGGTCTAGCATCTTTTGCTACTGTTGAGCCTTTAAGGGTTTTGTCAATTGTTTTTTCAATCTGCTCTTTACTTAAAACAGATTTTACTTTTTCAACATTCTTTACCTGTGATGCTCGGTATCCATCATTAAGCATATTCCTAATAAGAGCCCGTGCTTGAGCAGGGGTTAATTGTTTTTCAGCCATTACTTCTTGCCCTTCTTCTTCATAGCACCCTTAACCTTCTTTAGGTTTGGGTTCTTCTTCTTGGCTGCTGCTGAGGCTTTCCGAGCACCAGCCGCAAGGATTGCTCCTGCACGTTCCTTGGAGATACCCTGTTTTTTGGCAATTGATTTCTGGGCTGCTTTGAAGCCCATTCCTTTTTTTGCTTTCATTGCTGTTGTCCCTTTTTGTTATAGCGACGACCTTGTAGCAAAGCACCTAAGAATTGACCCTGTGCTGCGGTCTTTTCCTTATTTGCTTTGGCAGCACGAGCATCCGCTCCTGGGCGGTAGTCAGCAGAAGCATCAAAGGATTTACGCCAAGAGTTAAATAACTCGCTGCCTTCTTTAAAAAGGTTTTCTGCGTAATTTCTTTTCTTTGCCATTACTTCTTTTTGCCCATCTTCTTCATTGACTTTTTGGCTAATGCCTTCTTAGCCATTTTCTTTTCAGCCATCTTTGCCATCTTCTTACCCTTGGCTGTGTATGGGAACTTCTTTCCGCCTACTTTTGGCATATCTATACTCCTAGTTCTTTCATTACTGCTGCTGATTTTTCGTTGATAGATTTAGCAGGTGGCATTTTGTTACCGTCATACGGTCTACCCATAATGTCACTAGCCTTTAGTGCCTCCTGAATCTTCTGCATAGAAGTTCCATTTGGCTGGATACCCTGGGCTCTCGCCTCTTTGTAGGCATCCAATTCTGCATTAAACGCTTTATTAGGCATAGCCCTACGGCTATCTGCGTCACCTGCGTTCATCTGAACGCTCATCCCCTTACATCCAAAGCAGCCATCTACATACTCAGGATGGTATTCCCAATGTTTCATAGCGCAGTAAAATTACTTTCTGTTACTCCAACATTGCCAGCAATAAGTCTTGCTTTAGTAGGTTATAACCACCCTGGTAAATCTCAGGATAGTTCTGATAATCCTCATCTTGTAGATAACGAACCTGTGCGTAATCACCATCATCATTTCTGACAATAGTTATGCCACGGTCTATCTTGTAGAAGTAAAACAATCTAGCCTGTCCAGCAGGACCTTCTTCTACTGTCGGTGTTTTAAACAGCCATTGAGTCATAAGTCCTCCTAGTTAACTCACCATCAGGCAGGGTGTCCTACTTGTAACAAGTAGGACTAGTTATAGCCCTGCCTGACAGTCAATCAACTACTTAGCAGCGATTGATGAACCAGTTTCAATACGGAACAATGCTTCCTCACGGTAGCGAGCAAAGCCAAGTACGCCGTACCAGCCCATTGGGCGGAAGCGCATCAACTTGTCGGTTACGTTACCGATAACAATGTGTGGCTCTTCTGCAACAGCCTCAGCAAGTGCTTGCTGTCCGCAGAGGATTGTGTCGAATACACGAGTAACTGGAGTTACTGTGACGGTTGTTGAAACAGCACCAGTGTGTGCTAGGTCAACAGTAATTGTAGCGGTGTCGCCAGATGTTACAATCTTTGTAATCTTTGCACCTGAAGCAATACCAGTAGCAGCAATCTTGTCACCGGCTTCAGCACGAAGTGCGATAGCGGTTGTAGATGCAACTCCAAGTGTGAATCCACCAGTTGTACCATTTACGGTAGGTGTTGCTGTGGCGAGTGCAGACTGGTCAGCACCATCCTTAGCATTTGGCATACGTGAAGACTCAACGAAGAACGCGCCTTCGTAATCTCCGATTTCGCCTGCCCAGATGTTGTTGACAGCTGGGTTGCTT